GACTAAAGATGTAATCCACAAAGCGGGTTACGGTTTCTGGCCAAGTCTCGCGACGACCCTTGTCATCTTGATACCGGGCGTAACGGCTGGCGGCGATGTGACTTTTGCGGCTACGACTGGCGTTCTGTCAAGTGCTGCAACTGGCGGCTCACAGTTCGCAATCGCTGGCGCACGCTGGATGACTGGCGCTGCAAGTGGCGGCATTGCTCTATTACAACTTGGCGGCGCGTTACCTTCTGCGTAACACCTAAAAAATTCTTGAGGAAAAGATCATGACGCAATTTATTAATGACAGCCAAGCAGTTTCGTTCTTGCAACAAACTCATGCGAGTGTTGAGGCTGAGTTATACCGTGTTAAATACCCTGAGTATAACTACTCAGATTTATTGTTTGTTGACACTCGTGCAAACGAGTGGGCACGCACAGTAACATTTTATAGCTCCGACACTGTAGGCAAGGCTGGCTGGTTTAATGCCAACTCAACCAACATGCCGCGCGCTGACGTGAACATGACGCAACACAACCACTCTATCCAAATGGCTGCAATTGGTTACGGCTACAACTTGGAAGAGATCAGTTTTGCAAAATTGGCTGGCCCAGTAGGCTCGCTCGATCAGGAGCGCATGTTTGCCGCTCGCCGTGCTTATGAGCAATTCATGTATGGTTTGGTTGTTGCTGGTGACTCTACCAAAAACATGGGCGGTTTAATTAACTACTCAGGCGTTACTGCTACCACAGCTCCCGCTGACGGAACCGGTTCTGCCACCACATTTGCAAGGAAGACCGGTGACCAAATTGCGCGCGACATTAACAATGAGCTTAGCGGTATGCAAGAAGGCTCGCTTGGTATCGAACTTGCCAATACCATTGCGCTTCCAATCCAGCAATTTAACTTGTTGGCTACCAAGCGTATGGGCACAGCTGGCGATGAAATCACCGTTCTTGAATGGCTGATGAAGTACAACGTGTACACCGCGCAAACGGGCCAGCCTTTGAAGATTCGCATGCTACGCGGATTGGATGGCGCTGGCGGTTCTGGCACTGACCGTATGCTGACCTATGTCAATGATCGTGACGTTGTTAAGCTTCATTTGCCAATGGCTCACAAGTTCATGCCTGTGTACCAAACTGGCCCAATGTTGTTTGAGGTTCCCGGCATTTTCCGCACCGGTGGCGTAGAGATTCGCCGTCCTAATGCGGTTCGTTATTTAGACGGTATCTAAACCAATTGCCCCGCTTCGGTGGGGCTAACTTCTGGTGACAAAATGAAAGCGAAAATCACGAATAACACAAGCAGCCCGAAAGGTTTTTATGTTGGCGCCAAGCAAGTTACTGTGCTGCCAAATGAATCTGTTGAGGGTGATTACGAGGATGGTTTGCTTCAATCCTTGAAAGATACTGGATTTGATGTTGAGCATGAAGGCAAATTAAAAATTGCTGATGCTAAGCCCGATAAAGGTGACACCAAAGCCATAATTAATGCGGCAAAAGCTGAGGCCGAGAAGATTTTGGCAGATGCAAAGGCAGAAGCTGAGAAAGTTTTGGCTGAAACCAAAGCAGAAGCCGAAAAAATAATTGCTTATGCTAACGCTACGGCTGAGAAAGTTTTGGCAGATGCAAAGGCAGCCCCAGACAAGATTATTGCTGAAGCGGAAGAGCTGACAAAGGCTGATAAATAATGCCATACACCGTACCAACATCTGCAGAATTTATAGCCCGTTTCCCCGCATTTGCTACGGTTGACGATGGCTATATTGATTTGATGATTGGCGATGCTGCGCGCAATGTTGATGATTCATGGGCTGAGTTGGACTATCAGCCTGCGATCATGTTTTTAGCTGCGCATAATATGGTTGAAGAGGGTGTTTTTGGGCGCGATATTAATGCCAGCGGTGCGATTACATCAAGCAAGCTTGGTGACGCTCAGGACAGCTATGCAAACCCTGTGAATAGCGATTCATCAAGCATTTATGGCTCTACTGTATACGGGCGCAGATTCGCTCAATTGCAGCGCGTCAATGTTCAGGCGGTTGTTTTATTGTGATTAATTATTCGCGCCACATGCACCAAGATTTTACTTATTGGGCGCTTGATTCGGTGAATGAAAATAACGAGGGAATTTTTTCTGCTCCCGTTAGCTTCAAATGCCGTTGGCAGGATACGAATAATTTAACTCGCGATGCTAATGGCCAAGAATTTATTAGCGCTGCAATTATTTACACGTTTGATTCGGTTGCACTTAAAGGTTATGTGAAAAAAGGGATTGTTTCAGATTTAGATCCCATTGGATTGAGCGGTGCTTTTGAAATTAGAAATATTTCAGAAAGCCCTAATTTATCCGGCACTATATCACTTCAAAAGGTGACAGTTTAATGAGCGGAAGCATTAGCGGTTTTGATGAGGTTATGAGAAATCTTAATTCTCAAATTAACGGCATATCCAATCGCTCAATGGCTGGACTCATGGAAGCAGGATTAAAGATCGAGCAGCGCAGTAAGGAGCGAGTTCCCCGCGAGCATGGCAACCTATACGGGAGCTTTTACACGCGCCGAGCACAGGATGGCAGCTTGTCGGTTGAGATAGGCAACAGCGCAGCATACGCAGCAGCAGTGCATGAAAACCTTGAGCAAAAACTTGCAGGCGAAGCGCGACCAAGCGGCCTTGGCGTTTACTGGGGGCCACAAGGCGAGCCTAAGTTTTTAGAAAAAACAGTCAGCGAAAACGTGCAAAATATCGTTGCAATTGTTCAGCACCATGCGAGCGTAGGCGAATGAATAATGCAGCAAAGGATATTAAGGCGCGACTGATTGCACTTAATGTTTTAGATGAGTGTTTTGTTGGCGAAGAACCGGCAACGCCGAATAATGTTGTAACCATTTACGACACTGGCGGCGGATCTCCTTTTTCAGAGATCGAATTGTTTAACCCAACTATTCAAGTACGCACACGGGCAATTAAATATCAAGACGCATACGATTTACAACTTGAGATAATGCGCGCACTTATTAACCCTGTTTCGTTTGAAATTAACGGCACAAAATATATCGGTGTATGGGCGCAGAGTGACATTATTAGCATTGGAAAAGATGCCAATAACCGTTCTGTTTTTACATCAAATTTTAATATAGAGAGGCAACCGCTATGAGTGAGATTGGTTACAACGGACGCGCTTTTATCATAAAGCTCGACACCGTTAAAATTGCAGCCGTACAGTCAAAAAGTACCACGCACGCACGCGAGGCTATTGACGTTACTAACGACGACTCAAACGGATGGCGAACAACTTTGCCGGTTCCTGCGGTTAGATCGTTGGACTTGAGCATTGAAGGCGTTGCCACAGAAGACAATTATCAATTAATCCTTGATGAGTGGCTTGGCACCGTTAACAGCGCAATCACTATTGAAAACCCAGACGGTTCCATTGAGTCTGCTGCAAATGGCTTTTTTATTGGCAGCGTTGAGTCTTCTGGCGCGCACGATGGACACGTTACATTTACGGCGGCATTCCAATCATCCGGCGCCGTAACGCGTACCCCACCACCATAAACCCTGTAGGCTTTGCGGCTCATATTGGGCCGCCTTTTTCTACACTTAAAACAGACGCGAAAAGCGCTAAACAAGAGAGCCTATAAAATGAGTCAATTACGCAAAACAATCGTTATTCCTTTTACAACTTTTGATAAAACTGATGAAGTTATTATTAACGTCAGTTGGGATATTTTGGAAAAAGTTGAACGCATTTATTCTACCAGTGCCGAGTATGTGGCATCTCAAATTTTCCCAAATATCGCACACGTCCAGCGCCATAAGATTGCGCAGGTTTTGGCGTTATGGGCACAAGGTAAAACCAAATTAAATCAAGGCGAGATTCACGAGGCCGTGCAAACCGCTTCACAGGATCAGCTTTACCGTTATATCGGCATGATTCAGGCGGCTATTTTGTGGTCTATTCGCGGTGCTGATGGCGCGTCACTAATCAGCGATAAACAATTCGATCAGCTTGTTAGTGGTGAAGATATTGATATCGACGACACGCCA